GTTACATAGGTATTCATGATTCATTGTTGCCTATTCTTACTAAGCGTATTGCTCTTAATCCATATGGACATACGTTTGCAGATGACTGGTTAAATGCCGATCAGATGCGGACATGGTTCAACAGATGTATTACTGGAGCATTACTCAAACCGGTTGGTATTGACAGTCCATGGAAATTTCACGGACTTAGACATACGTGTGGCACCTTACTTGTTCAATCAGGTATGAACATCGTTGATGTTGCTACCCACTTGGGTCATAGTTCCACCCGAGTTACCGAAAGATACTTACATTCATTTGATAAGGATCTAAGCAAGAGAGCTAACTCAGTAGACTTTGCATATGTGTAATCTACCGCATCTACAAGGTTTGCAAAACACCACTTTTCGTTACGTATAGGTTATATGTTAAGTGCGTCTGTTACAATTATTTCGCCGAGATCCACTGGGAGTGTGGCGGAATTGGTAGACGCGCCGGACTTAAAATCTTACGAAATCTGAATACAGTGATGTACCGAGATCTTGGCTGAAAGGCTGAGATCTTTTTTATTGCAATGGTTTATAGATATATACACCTTTGCATAGTTTAAATTATGTAATCTACCGACTAATAAATGCTTAAGTCTGATCTAGAAAGACAGGCGAGTTTCGAGCGAAAACAGATAAAAGGTGGCTTAGAGAAGATCAGATCTGATACCAAGAAATTACTTGATAAAGATTACGGCTCTGCCACAGTTTTTGGCTCTGCAAGTATAGAAACTCTCCTACCGTATTTGATAAAGTATATAGACGAGAAGAAAGAGAAGCGAAAGATAGTAGCAAAAGGTGGGGCAGGACATTTAATGGAACTGCTACCATTCATCTTCGCAATTGATAGCGAATCGCAAGCAGCTATAACAGCTAAGCTTACATTCGATAAAGTATTTTCCCATCGCACAGAAAACTCAAAAGTAATTAAGGTTGCTGACGCTATTGGCGCAGCTCTTGAAGCTGAGAGTCAGATGAGATACTACGAGAATCAAACACCAGCATTATTCAAAACACTTAAGGATAATTACTGGCATCAAGCTAAGGGTACTCACTACAAGCAGAAGTCCATGACTACGCTCATGAACAAGACTGAAGTAGCACCATGGAAAACATGGACAGTACCGATACGTGCAAAAGTTGGGGCATGGTTCCTCGACTGCCTATGTGAATCATCTGGTTGGTTTGAGAGAAAGACTAAAGGTTTTGCTAAAAGATCTGACCAATACATTGAACCAACTCCAGCGTTTAATGAACAGAAAGAAGAGATAGTACGTCTAGCTGAATTGTTTAGCCCGATGAGTTGGCCGATGTTAATCGAGCCAAGAGATTGGAGTCCTGTACATGAAGGTGGTTACTACCTGAATGAGTTAACTCAGTGCCATGAAATGGTACGAAGAGGGGTACCCCTACCTATACAGGGGGAAACTATCTACCAATTTATCAACACAATACAGAAGGTTAAATACCGACTGAATGATTTTACTTTGCAAGTTGCAGAGGAATTATGTGAGAGACAAATTGAAGTAGGAAAGTTTCATCCCGTACTACATCATCCCGAACCTCCTAAGCCTGTAGACATTGAGACGAATGAGACAGCTAGGAAGGAGTGGAAGAAGAAGGCAGCTAATGCTAAAAACAAGAACGCTAACGAATGGAGAGCGAGTTGTCGAACTCGTATGATCATGAACGTAGCAAGAGAGTTTAAAGATAAAGACTTCTGGGTACCTTGGAGTTTTGACTATAGAGGTAGGGCATATCCCATCCCTGCATTCCTTACGATGCAGTGTACGGACTACGGAAAAAGTCTGATTAGATTTTCTGAAGAAGCACCCATTACTGAAGATGGGGAGAGATGGTTAAGCTTTCAAATAGCTACTACGTATGGTCTTGATAAAGCTACGTTAGACGAGAGACTAACTTGGACTAATCAAAACCACACACTCATCAAACGAGTGGCTACCAATCCACTAGATAATATCGGGGACTGGGAAGCAGCCGATGAACCTTGGCAGTTTTTAGCTGCCTGTGAGGAATACTACGCTGTTGTCTTAACTAAAACTAGGGCAACTACAGGATTACCCGTGGCAACCGATGCAACCTGTTCAGGTCTACAAATACTGGCAGGATTGGCTAGAGATAAGTCCACCGCTTCACTGGTAAACGTCTTACCTAGTGATAAACCACAAGATGCTTATAAAGTAATTGCTGAGAAAAGTATTAAGAATATACCTGAAAGGTTACGTCCGTACTGGGATAGGAAATCCACGAAACGTTGTGTGATGACAATCCCTTACAACGCAAAGCCTTTCAGCAATCGACAGTACATAAGAGAAGCATTTAAAGATAAAGATATTGAGGTTGAAAAAGAAGAACTAACTCAAATAGTTCAAGCAGTCCGGTCAGCCATGGAAGAGGTTGTCCCGGGACCAATGAAAGTGATGCGCTGGATAGAAAGTGAGGTAGCTAGAGCTATTAAAGCTGGTGCTACTGAATTGATGTGGGTAACGCCTTCAGGTTTCCGTGTAACACAGAGACTTATGAAGATGGATACCAAAATCATTGAGCTAATGCTCTTAGGTAGATGCCGGATCAAGATAGCTGACGGTGAGAAAGGCGTAGATCTACGTCATCACAAGAACGCTACAGCTCCAAATCTAATTCACTCACTAGACGCTTCATTGCTACACATATCAGCGACTAAGTTCAATTCACCTATCAGTCTGATACATGACTCGGTATTGTGCAGAGCTACTGATATGACTATGTTATCCACCTTAGTTAGAGATACATACATGCACCTCTTTGCGGAGCATGACTTCCTTACTGACTTTGCCCAAGCGATTGGAGCTGAGTCTGAACCACCGATTATTGGAGACCTACAACCGTCCGACGTAATTGAATCCACATATTTTTTCTGTTAATGGCAAGAAACATCCACATAACACCAAGTCCTGTAACCCTTGAGGGTTATCAGGCTGTACTTAAGCCGAGTAAATTTGGCTATTCATTAAAGGCAGTAGTCGATAATGACATAGTTAATGCACTTGAAGACGAAAGAGCTGACTGTCTTAAATGGGCAGAATCAAAATTAAAAAATCCCAAAAGATCCACACTTCGTCCCGAGCCATGGGAAGAAGTCAGCGATGGTAAATATATTATTAAATTCTCATGGGCTGAAGACAAACGTCCCCCTGTAGTTGATACAGAAGGAACCCCTATAACTAACATGGACACACCGGTATATGAAGGATCGAAAGTTAAACTTGGTTTTATTCAAAAGCCTTATATACTTCGTGATGGCGTCACCTATGGCACTTCTCTTAAGTTATCGGGCGTTCAAGTTATTTCAGTCCAGTCCGGGGCAGGGGTAGATACAGGTGATTTAGACGAAGATGGTGTAGCTGAACTCTTCGGGAAAACATCAGGCTTTAAAGCTGATGATCCAAACGTTGCACCAGACACGGCACCTTGCTCTGTCGAAGACGACGACTTCTAATGTTTAAATCAGGATTAGAGGAGAAAGTCTCTGATCTACTGTGTGAATTAGGTGTTGATTATGAATATGAAAGCGTTAGTTTTCCTTATACAATTAAACACCTATATACACCAGATTTCATATTACCTAACGGTGTAATCCTAGAGACTAAAGGGTATTGGGATCCCACATCGAGGCGCAAGACTCGTCAAGTAATTTTAGAAAATCCAGAAATAGATTTACGTATGGTCTTCCAAGACCCTTATAAAAAAATTAGTAAAAGATCTAAAACAACCTATTCAAAATGGTGTTCTAGATATGGAATTAAATGGTGTGCATACCACGCCATACCCGTTGATTGGCTGACATGACAGACAGCGAATTCATCAGACACGAACCGTGTCAAACCTGTGGTTCGTCCGACGCTAACAGCGTGTACACGGACGGCCACTCTTATTGCTTTAGTTGCCAAACCTACATTGCAGGGGAGGGCGACTTACACACTCATCAAATGCAAACCAATGTTAA